TTTGCTTTGGCTAAACCTGCGATGGTCTCAAAGGAGCTCTAGAGCGAATAGCCTTGACACCGGGAAAGACTGGGATGTGGGTAGTCCCTGAAATTTAGAGGCATGCTATATCTGCCCACATTTTATAATCATGGAAATAAAGACTGGGAATATAAGGAAGAAGGTAAAAGAGGAGTTGCCTTGGTACTGTGTAGAGTGCGGTAAGGAGTTTAACTCATTGAGAGAGCTTGAAGAACATAAGGTTGGGACTGGACATAGCTGAATAGTGCCCAGCATAAACCACAAACTTCTTTAAGCTCGTTCCCGTCAGATTACTAAAGTTTCCTTAGTAATCTGGTTAGAAAGCCCCTATGGAGCTTAGTTTTATGCTCTAGCTTAGGGCTATACCCCCCTACCACTAGCTCTCTATTGGCTTGAGCTCCCGCTCAAGCTTATTTGTAGCTCAGCCAAGCCAGCTTGAAGCTGGCTGGGAGCTACAGCTTAGCAAGCTAAGCTCAAAGCCGTATAACCTCAGGCTATCGCCTTCACTTATAGAGCTTTGCCAGCTGACAGCTCAGCTGGACCAGCAAGCTGGCCATTTAGTTAAGGCTTAGGGAATGTTAAGGGTATGTGCGGGGCTACCGCCTACTTCCGCACCCCGCCCAGCCCCCCAGACTCCCAGGGGGAACTAACCACCAGACTCCCAGGGGGAACTAACCACCAGACTCCCAGGGGGAACCCGCCCCTCGGGCCCCTCGGGGCTCTTTATGATATGATGTCTTGTGTTGTGTTCTGCGATTGTTGGGTTTTTGTTTGTTTTTTTGTATGTAGGACTCCAGAGAAAATAATAAAATTATGACACCTACGTTTCCTATGGAACTAATAAAAATCCTAATCAAAACATTTAAGTAGTAGTATGTATATACTATAGTATATACTAATAATATAATTAAGATGGTAAAAATTCATAAGATGTTTTGCATAGAAGGGGACTTACAGAGTAAACTGGGAGGGATTAATGGTTCTGAACTCGTTAATAAATTATTAAAAGACCATTTTGATGGCGATTATGGTCTTGATGAGAAGAAATTAAGGGCACAATATGACGATTTTAAGGCCGAAAAACGCATTTTATTGAAGAAAATGAAGCATATTTCGACTATTTTGGGCACTATTTTGAAGCAAAAAGAGAAAGAAAAAGCCAAATTGATGGATGCAGACACGAAAGAGAGCAGAAAAATAGAAGTTGCAGAGATTCAAAGACAGTTTAAATCTGGGACAATAAGCGAAGAAGAATATTGGGAGTTCTTTGACAAATGAAAGACCCGAAGAAAGTCGCACAAGGTAAGAGAAATAAGGCACAAGGGGGATTATTCGAACTACAAACACGTAAGGATTTAGAAAAGAAAGGGTGGATTGTTGATAAATTCTCAAACAATATAGATTTAACAAATTCTTGTTTCATAAAGGCAGGAAATAAATATATCCCAAGAAAAGGGCTAATGCCAGGGGCAGGATTTCCCGATTTCATAATATTTAATCAACCTGTAAGAAATAGTCTATATGATATTCAATTTGTAGAGTGTAAGATTAACGGAACACTCTCCAGAGAAGAAAAACTAAAAATGGAATGGTTAAATGGTGAAGGATTTATCTGCTGGGTCGCGAGCAAAGAAGGAAAACTTGTGGAATACAAAAAACCTCTTAAAGTTCGTAGAAAAAACCCTAAAAATTAAATTAGATGAGTGGCAAAAAGAATACATCTTGCATGAAGGAAACACCGTGGTCAGGGCTGGACGTCAATCTGGAAAATCTTATGCCGAATCCCTCCGAGTTGCTTTGTTTGCGTTACTCAATGATAAAAAATCGGTTCTTATCATCGCATCGGTTGACAGACAAAGCATTGAACTTCTGGAAAAAGTCAAATCACAAATCATTGGGTTGGCTAAAAATCAGATCAAAGGGAGACCAACCTTTCATAAAATCGAACTCAAAAACGGGTCAGTCATTAGGGCGGAACCTGCCGGACAAACAGGATACGGACTTCGAGGATTCACAGTGGATAAACTCGTTGCGGATGAAGCCCACTATATACCTGAAGCGGTGTTTGTTGCTGTCCAGCCCATGCTGGCGACTACAGGCGGGACAATCGATTTATTATCGACTCCGAGGGGAAACGTGGGTTTCTTCTATGATTGTTGCAAGGACAAAGAGAACTTTTACGAAATCCACATAATATCCGCAGACTGCCCAAGAATCACAACAGAATTTCTAATTCAACAAAAAAAATCAATGAGTAAACTCCAATATGCGCAGGAGTATGAGGCAATATTTATCGACGCATTACAAGCATTCTTCACGAAGGAATTAATTGATGAATGTATTTTGCGCGATTCAAATATCACAAACGGAAGGAATTACTTGGGAGTGGACTTTGCAGGATACGGAGGGGACCAAAACGCTTTCATAACCTTAGAAAACTCTGGGAAGAAAAGTTATGTTAAAGAATACTCTACAACGGAAAGGGTGAAGGCATGGGAAACTGTCAATGAGATTATTCGGTTAAACGAACAACACAACTACAAACAAATAGGAGTAGATGATGGTGGTTTGGGAACTCCTATTTTAGATTACCTACTAAGGGAGACACCTTTGAAAAGGAAAACTGTTGGTTTAAACAACGCATCAAGAAACATCAACGCCGACGGACGAGAGAAAAGACTATTGAAAGAAGATATGTATGGGAATCTAAAAATGATGATGGAACAGGGATTAATAAAATTCTCCGCAGATGATGAGTTGATTAGAAGCCTGATGAGTATCCAGTTTGAAATCGACAAAGAGACGAAAAGGATAAAAATCTATGGGAAATACTCACATATTACGGAAGGATTGATTAGGGCGGCGTGGCTTGTAAAAACCAAAGGATTAAATATTATGGCTTTCTGTTAATTCAATGGCACACACAGGTATTTACGCAACCTCGGCAGAATGTATTTTTAAGATGGGGAATGGTTATGACTCTACGAACGTTTCAGAGGACAGAATTAATGAGTTATGTTTACAGGTAGAAAGTTTTTGTAATAATCTTGCTAGGGAAGTTTTGGCAAAGGATGCGACAGCCTTCACCGCCTTGGATGCAGGGAAGAAATATCTATTAACAGAAATCACCTCTAACTTCTGCGGATTCTATGGGGCAATGTATGACTCTGCGGGTTATGGTTCACAAAGAGAACAGGAGAATATTATGAATACTTGTTGGGCTCGGTTCGTTCAATGTATAGGATTATTAAAAGACCAGAAGACTGTGGGGTTCATTGATTAATGGCTGACACACTAATAGCAGGAACTACATTGGTTGAGAAGGAGAGTAGGAGTATTGGGGATGTGCCTGTTGGGGGAATAACAGAGTGGAATGATACGTTTGGGAACTTACCAGACGGATATGTTTTATGTGATGGCTCAACAATTAATGACCCTTTGAGTGCTTGGAATGCGACAGCAGTTCAAGATTTAAATACAGAATATCTAATGATACCGGGTTCAGACTTTATATCAATATCACCTAGCTCAAAAGCTGTAACTACGAACGGATTTAATGGAACTTTTAGAGCAGACGCAGACACGATAACAATACACGCACCAGTAAACTTACCAACAGGTGTAAGTGTTACAGAAGCAATTATTTATGGAAATGCAGGAGCAACAGCAGAAAGTTGGAATCTTTATAAAAATACATCATCTACTGGGGCTAATGATAGCACACTGGCAAGCGCAAATATAGGAAGTGCGGATAGTAGTATTACAAATCCAATCATAGATAATGAAACATTCAATTACTCAATACAAACAAGCACAATAGATACTAACGATGAAGTTTGGGGAGCACGAATAACCTACACTCCAAGAAATAAATTTATAATGAGGGTACGATAAAATGGCACATGACTTTAAGAAATTCCCAGAACTGACTAACAACCAGATGAATCTCTATTATTTCGATTCACCTCATGCACAAATAACAGAAGACTTTGACGCTAAGGTTATCAATGTCCACGACGGTGACACAGTGAGACTAGAGGTAGGATGGAGAGATTTCACTTTCCCTTTAAGAATGTCCAACCTATTAGCACCAGAACTCAACGAAGAGGGAGGGGTGCAATCTCGTAATCACCTCAAAGATATGATTGAGGGAGCGATGGTTGAGATTATAATTAATAAGATGAACCGTGTTGGGAAGTATGGAAGACTCTTAGGGGAGATTCGTTACAAAGGTTTTGATGTTGGAGAGGAGATGAAAGCGGATGGGTTTGCTAAAAATCTAAATGAAGAACAGTTAGGTATAAATGACCTACTGATAACACTAGACATATAATGGCAGATAATAAAGTTTCTTCGATGATTGCAGGGAGTAGCACAAACGTAATAGAAGCCTACTCGGTGGATACGGTTCAAACAGACGGCCCGGGGGGGATTGGGGAAACTACTTGGATAAATGATGACTGGACACAATATCTTGGCTATTTCACAACGATACCAGAACTTAACGCGGCAATCAACGCCAAAGCGACATGGACTATTGGGAAGGGATTTAAGGCAGACGCTCAAACAGAAATGCTTTTGGACACACTACAAGGGAATGGGATGGATACGTTCAACACAATCCTAGAGAATCTAATTAGATGTTATTACATTGGAGGGGATGGGTTCGCGGAGATTATCAGGGACGACGAAGACAACCTAATTAATCTTAAACCACTAGACCCGGGAAGTATAAAGATTGTCGTAGGGGATAATGGGATGTTAAAAAGATACGAACAAGAATCAAAAACATCAAAGGCAAAACCACTAAAACTTAAACCAGAGGATATTTTCCATCTTCCAAGAAATAGGGTAGCAGACCAAATACACGGAGTCTCGGTTATTTCTTCTGTGGAGAATATTATTTTGGCACGTAACGAATCAATATCAGATTATAAAAGAGTTCTACACGATAACGTAACTCCTAGATGGAAATTCAAATTGAAGACAGATGACCCTGTGGAAATCGCAGCATACAAGGCGAAGATGGATGCAGCGACAGCGACAACAAGTCAGAACATTTATGAACCTTATGATGTTTCTGAAAGTGAATTAATAGCAGTAGCTCCAAACGCAACACTAGACCCAAAGGCATGGATTGAGGCACAGGGGGACTACTTCTACGAGGCTGTGGGGATTCCTCAAATAATCTTAGGAGGTTCTGGAGAATTTACAGAGGCATCCGCAAAGATAGCATATTTAGCATTTCAACAGAACATCGAAGAAGAACAATTATTTATAGAGGAACAGGTATTAAGTCAATTAAATCTAGTAATAGAATTAGAGTTTCCTGCTTCTTTGGAAAACGAATTATTATCAGATGAATCTAAAGATGGAGACATGACTGAATCTCAACCATCGGAAACGACAGCGGGGGAAGGACAATAGTAACATTAATTGAGAGAGTGGCATGTTTGGAAATTGAAGTTGTGGGAATGAAAAGAATACTTTGGGTTTTAGTTAGTGTGACATTGGCACAAGTGGGGGTTCAAATAGTATAATGGTAAGTGCATATAAAAAACGAGGAAAAACGAAATTAAAACCGGAAGAATTGGAAAAACGAAGACAGGAATATTATGCAGATAAATCAAGGGCTGCGGAAAGAGACAAGGGCACTTCTAAAAGACAGAGAAGGGAAAGGTCAGCAACAGAAGAAAAGGCAAGAGTGGATAAGGCAGAAGATAAGAAAACAACTCAAGGAGCACCAATACAAATCTTACAAGAACCAGAAAAGAAATCATTCTTAGACCCTAAGAATAGTTTTTATAAACAGGAGAATGAAACGCCAGAAGAATTCTCAATGAGGAAATTCCAAGAAGGAGGAGAGACGGCAAACGTAATTGCGGGGGGAGTTGGTTTGGTAAGTGGTGCGGCAGGAATAGGAGCGGGAATAAAAGCGGCTCCTGTTGTAACAGGGACGGCATTGAAACTATTTAGGAGTAGAATAGGATTAACAAAATTGGCAGGAAAGGCGGGGAGTTTACAGAGAGGGAAGTTTGTATCAATACCGGGAAAGATAACAGAAGCGACTGGGAGGAATGCAGCGATAAATACAGCATTCAAAGCGAACTCAAAGACATCATCATTAACAAAATTATTAATGATTGGAGCAGGATTTAGTTTAGCTGGAGCATCATT